CAGCTAATGTAATTTCAATGGTAATTTGTGGAAAAAGTCCGGTATCAATTATGTCTGGTTGTGCTGTGCCCAAAAAAGATTCCCAATCCACAATTGCTAACTGCTTGTCAAGTGAAGAGTAAGATTCATGACGAGCTTCAACCGCTGTTCCTCCAGCATCAAAAACTGTTCCATCATGGTATGAAACAGCGCGGCAAATTTCTGGATGAGTTAATGTGGTGTCCGAGCATCTGTCAGCACCTAACGCCTTTTTAGCATGAACTAACACATTGTAGTTAGAGAAAGAGTTTTGCACTAGCACGCCACCCATATATATTGCCATCCTGTCGATCACCGAACGTGTATCCCCAAAGAGCCTGGCTTGCGCAACAGCACTTGTGGATGTAGTGGTAATATTAAACATCATTCGGCAACTTTTTAATGATAAAAGGGTATTACTTGGGAGCTCAAATCTGATAATTTTGTTAGCACCTTGCGAGCCAGAATTTTGGGGGAAGATTTTGAAATGCGAAGTTGAAACACCCATTAAACGGGACATAAAGTAACTAACATTCGGTGGAAGCCCGGAAGACATTTTTTTATATAATAATAAGATATAAAAAAATTATATATTTAATTTAATTTTAATTTTAATTTCAAATTTCAAATTATCTAAATCCAGTTGGACTTCCAAAACTTAAAACTCCACTTGCGCGACTTGGAAATTGAGGAAGAGCAGGTGGCTCACTTTGTAATACATTTGGGTTATATACTTTCACTATATCTATTCTAATTGTTGCTGTAAAATATAAATTGCCTTTTGTTGATTGTGTTTCTTTTTCATAAGGAATTATATCACTTGTTGCTGTGCCTTCTAAACCTGCAGAAGTTCCGGTTCCAGCATTTTTTGCACGACCAATTGGGCGACTTTTGCTATCTGTTAAAAATAAACCAATGCTATTTAATTTTCGCTGTTGAAGTGTCATAAAAAATTCATGTGATTGATTTCCAGCATAACTAAAACTTTCTGTAGTGCGAGCAATTTTCGCTAATATATTAGAACCAACAATATCATTATTATATACAGTTTCATCACTTGCTAAAATAGATGACTCTAAACCATTTTGTCCTAAGGTACATCTTAAATAAACATGTGGTTCTGTGACAAGTTGCATTGGAAAATAACCTCGAACTCTAATTGATAGTGTCTCTATGGTTACTTTAAAACTATTTTCTAAAGTATTAACATTATCTCCACGCTCTCCACCTAATACTAAATATAACTCACCATTTGCTGATTGGCAACTGATTTTTAAATCGGTTATAGTGTGTGCTGCTGCAGTAGTAGGTGATGCGGTTGTTTTAAATGAAATAGTTACATCTAATAGTTTTTTTTCTGGTTTGCCTGTTAATGTTGAACTAAATGTTGTAGGAGGTGATCCGGCTGCTACAGTATTAGCAAAACCAGTTGTTACTGTATTTAAATCAGATAAATTATTATTAACAATACCTAAAACTGCTAAACCTGCTGGAACACCAGATAAATCTGCTAAAGCAGCTCCTAAATTTTTGGCAAAATTAATTGCTATATCATCTGTATCATAATAATTACCACGGTCAACAAGTGTTTTTACTACACCCGCGGCCATAGCAGTTCCATTTACCGTACAAATAATTGTTGCTTGTGAGTTTCGTGCATCAATATTATATTGGTTATTTGGCATATGAAAATCAACTAAAGAAAGTCTAATAACTTCACCATCTTTACATTCAATAGTGTTGCCTTCAAAATTATAATGAACGTCATCACCTTTACTTTGTGTATCACCTACAATAGAACTTCTTTCCGTATCAACAAAAAAATTAATGCTGTTGACTATTTGTTGTCCCTCAAATCTAGAAGTCTGTGCCATTATATATAAAATAAATATTATATATAATGATTTTTAATTAAATTATTCATCTTTTGGGGGTGCATCTTTTACTTTATTTAATTCTTCTTGGAGATTAGAATAATCATATTTAAATGGGGTAGATTCAATCTTTTGTTTAATTTCTTCAATTTTTGCTTGGTTTGTATTTTTGCAAAGATCATATACTAATTCAGCATAGTAAAGTGGGACTGTTGGATAAATTGTCTTCATCTTTTCAAGTGCTAATGCTTTTTCTGCTAAATCATCTTCAGTATAATTAAAATGGTTTTCTGGTTTGTGTTTAGGAATGCCACTGATGTCCATATTTATATAATAGTAATATATTATTTCTAAATATTAATTACGCATTTTTATATGCGTTTTCAACAATTAAAAGTTGCTCTGGCGATTTGCGATAGTGTTTATTTAATGCTTCTAATATGTCACCATCGTGAAAATGGTAGCGCTGTTTGCTTAAACCAGTTCGCAATTGAAGTAAATCAATTAATGCTTCAAAAGTTTCATCAGAACCGTTAGACATAGAGCGTAATGTTCTCTCAATCCTGTCAGAAACATTTGGAATTTTTTTATCAGCAATTGGCGTATGTTGTTTTTTATTTTGTACTTCTTTATTATAAGCATCTAATCCACCACGATAATCAAGAGAGGTTAATAGATTTAAATTATTAATATCGTGTCTGCCTGTACCAGTGGACTTAATATGCGAAATACCACGCAATGGTTTGATGCCATGAAACACTGTTTTATCAAGAGAAATTGTGTGAAGTGAATGTGCTATGTTGATTGGTGGTCTGCGAAGCTCTGTGTGTTTCATTAATTGCATTTTGTCACTCATAATTCCCTTTCGCATCATTTTATATATATATATATTTTTATTTTATTTCATCTTTTTTATTTAATTCATCAACTATGATAAACTTATCGAAGTTGACTCTAAACATACTGGGATGATTTGGTTTTTTATGTAAATCGATGAAGAGGAATGGGTGGTCTCCTCCTGTTTCAATTGCATAATCATAAACTTGAATAAATTTGTCTTTACTAATCTCTCCACCACAAGAATCAGCAATGTCATCTAATTCCTTATTGTCCTTAGTTTTAAATACTATTAATTGTGTACATTGATTTCTAATAACTCTATTAAGACCACCTGTTTGGCATTTAAATGATTGAATTAAAAAGAATAAACTAACACCTATAGAACCCCCTTCTTCTAATTGTCCTAAATGTCTACTATATGTTGATAATGCGTTAATTTTTCTTGGGCGACTATAAATTAATGAACCGAGCATGTCGTCAAAAATGCAACAAATTTTCGGTTTGCGTCCTCCCCATCTATGTTTTGGTTTTATAAAATCATTTAGTCCATAAGTATTAGTATCAAAAAATTTTAACAACATATTATCGTCTAGCGATTTGCCATTTTTTATATCATTCATTAATTTATTATATTCTTTCATTTCGTGCCTATATCTCTCTAAATCACGTGCTTCTTCATTTACAATTTCCTTTATTTTATCAACACAAGTTAAATCATCAGGGTCATCAAATGTGTGTTCAATATTTAATCTGCTCATTAATTCTTTATTTGAATTCATAGTAGGACTAACAGCAATAGTATAATCATAACCCATTTTCTCAATTAAATTAATTGCCGCAACTGATTTTCCGGCAGCACGCTTTCCTACTATAACAGTTACACAATGCATTTTAGGCATGTCTGGTGCTGTCTCATAAGCTCCGCTTGTTTCTTTTGGAGGCACGATTTGCAAGCCTTTTACACTTTTAGTAGATAACATATTATATATATAATACTTTTAAAAAAAAGTATCACAAAACAATTTAATAAGCGTGTGTGGGACGCTTCCCACTAATAATATTTTCTATAGTTTGTAAATCCAGCATTAATAAAATCATTCATAGTATTATCTAATGGAAAGGTTGGTAATTGACGCTGTGCTTGTTGTTGAATGACAATATTTTCCCTTTGTCCTCGCACAGGTGAAGTTGGTGGTGCCGGTGTTGCTGTTGGAACTACTTTTGCTTTGCTATCGTTTTTACTTTTTCGTTTAACAAATATTACATGCTCGTGTGGATGGAACTCGTCTTCGTCGTCACTGGATTGCTCAATTACTATTTTGGTTTTAATTGGTTTTTTGCTTTTAACTTTTTTAATAGGTATTGGTTCAGGTTCTTCATCAAACTCATTATTGTCATTATATGCCGGTTGTTTAACTAACATTGGCGGTTGAACATCGACACGAGGACTATATTCTGGTACATATTCTTGAGTAACTGGGTTATCAACTAATTCCGCCTTAATTATTTTATTTTCAATTTCTTTAGGTGGTGTTGGATGAAAGGTAGGTTCTTTTTTTGCGACACTTAAAGATTTTTTGACTGCTTCTTGCGTTTGGCGTTCATTTTCTAGTTTCTCTTCTAGTGCCGCTTCCGCTAGTTCTTTTTGTTCCGCTTTAATTGCCGCTCCTGCTTGGCGGATTTCTAAAGCCTTCTTTCTAGCACGTGCTAATTGCTCTAGTTTTTCGGGGGTCATTACTCGTTTTTCCTTTTTCTCCTTCTTTACTTCCGGCTCGCTCATTTGTAATAGCTACAGAAAATAATTTTTGTGAAAATTTGTGAAAGTTTCTATAAATTAAATAATTATTAAAATTAAAATATATTGTTAAAATAAATGAGGTTAGTTGATGTTAAACCTAGCACGAGTAAGGGTAAGAAATATATGGCGAAGTTTTGCGAATGTAGCGGGGAGAGTAAGTGTAAAGGTAAACTTGTGCATTTTGGACTTGCCGGATCAAAAACATATTTAGATCATCACGATAAGGTTAAGCGAGAAAATTATTTAAAGCGTCATAAAGCAAATGAAAATTGGAATGATCCTATGAGTAGGGGTGCCTTGAGTCGGTGGTTGCTTTGGGGAGACAGCACTTCATTAAATGAGAATATTAAGGAATTTAAAAGGAAATTTGATTGTTAAAAGGGAGGTTCTAGGGTTCTAGCGGTTCTATGGGTGGGTGGGGAAAATACTCCTTTATATTTTTATAAATTTATTTTCTATTTTCTATTTTTTTTTATAAATTTATTTATAAGATAAATTAAGGGTAGAACCTAGAACCTAGAACTTTTATATATATAAAAAATAAAAAATATATATATAATAATATAGATAGTAGACACAGGTCGGTCTGTCCGCCTAAATTGTGCCATATTCATCATCACTTTCTAAATCACTAACAACATCAATAAGTTCATTATTAAATTGAGGTTTTAATAATTTAAAATCAAAAGTCCACATATTACATTTTTTTCCATTAATTTTTTTTTCTTTTTTAGTTAATCCATTATATTTTCTCATTCCTAATCGTGTGGTAAATGATAATTTATCTTTAGTAAAAGATATATGATTACGTTTGCAATATTCTAAATAATTCTCATATAAAGTATTTGAATGATAATCAACAACACCAGTTCCAGTATAAACTACTTCTTCAATAAACTCCATAATAGGGTCTTTTTGTGCTTGCTTAAGCATCTCATCGTATTCACCTTTAGGAATATCACTTTCAACAATATTTGGTTTAGTTTCATAAGTCATAAAATAATCGTATATTGCTTTTGCAACTTCTAAACATTTAGCATAACTATTTCCTTCAGTAAAATATGAAACATTATTAATTTTAGAATCACTCATTCTAAATGTTAAATCTCTTCGTTTTAATTTAGTGTTAGGGTCAGGATTATTACTAAATGACATAAATCTATGACATGACCTCATAGTAAAGGATGTTTTACCTTTTGGTTGAATATTAATAGTTGATTCAGTAATAAGTGCTTTCATTTTATTATTAGCATGATGCATACCACTTTTATCTGCTTCATTTAATATGACTAAAAACGCTTTTTTCATCATATCATTAAATTTACCAAAAATATGTTCTTGTGGGTCAGTGCATTCCCAGCATCTATGAGATCCACCCATAATTGTTTCAAAGAATTTTACAAATGTTCCTTTGCCTGAACCCTCTAACCCAATAAAGATTAAATGAATACTTTTATTTTCAGGATATTGAAACATCTGTGCTATCCACATTTTAACAAAATTAGCATGAATCTCATTATAATCAACCATAACATTAATATGATTTAAAAACCACTCTAATCCTGCTTTAGTTTTAGCATTGCTAACAACAGGCATATTTTGAACAGGAAATTTTTCCCACATATTATACACATAAGATGGACATAATTCATCTTTAGGAAAACTATCATATTTATCATATTTTCTTTTATATGCGTCTTTAAACCATGTGCTTATAAAAGATGTTACTTTACCTTCCTCATCTATATAAGTTAATTCGTCATGTAGTGTTTTAAATTTTTGTTCGCTATAAACATTAAAATCATTATGCTTATCACAAACAAATTCAGCACCAACTTTACAATTAACAAGTTCAAATTCCTTTTTAATTTCATTATAAAAATCACGTTTTTTAGGTGTAAAATCATCAGGCATTTCAAAAGAATGACTAGGTTCTTTAATTGATAATTTTATCATACTAAAATCTGTATTTTCTTTTATGTATTTTTCCATAGATTCTAAAGTTGATTTATTAATGTCACCATAAACCATTTTACCATCAAAAAATAAACTATGTATTTTTATATCATTTTTATAACAATAATCTCTCATAACCTTTAAAATATTCTCTTCATTAATACATAATATATGATTAATAAATGAACCTTCAAAATTACCTTCATTTTTAGCATAATCTTTAACATAAGCATAAGTAGTTTTATCTAAAAATTTAGCATGTAATATTGCCATTTCTTTATCATAATTTTTTAGAAAAGCATTATTAGTATGTACTCTTTTATTTGAGTTAGTAGATTTTAGTATTTTTTTTTTAGCGTTTTCTCGTGTTAAATTATCATCATCCATAATTTTTTTTAAATAAGTATCACGATCATTAACATATAATTTTAAGTTAGGACATTCAAATTCATGTTTTAAACATAATTCTAATAGTATTGTTGGATGACAATTGACCATATCAATATCAGTTGTGATGCCTTCTGTTAAAAATCCTCTTATTTCTTTTTTAACTCCTTGAATGCTATTTACACCATATAAACGTCCATCAAGTCGTGAACCATGATATTTATAAGAAGTCCATTCATCGGGTTTTTTAACTTTATAATTTAAATATTTAATTATTTTATCATATTCCTTTTTTGCTTCACATTTTTTTCCATCAAAAATGGTCATAAAATTTTCTAAACTATAAGTTTCTAATAAATATTGTGCTTTAAGTGTATTGATTTTTTCTTGTAAAGCTATGACTGACATTTTTATATAATATATAAATATAATAAATTTGTTCTAAATACTAATTTTTTATTAATTATTAAAATTGAGTAATTAAAATAATATAAAAGTATTATGTTAATTAATATATAATGACCATCACTATTGAAGCAGAGCAAGCAGATGAATTAGAATTCAAAGTAATTTTACGAACACAACTAACAAAGAAACAAGAACAAGAAAAAAATAAACTTATCCAAGACAATGCACAAACTATTGAAGACTATTATACACTAAAAAAGGAAAAAGAATGTTTAGAAAGAAAGATGAATACTTTACATTTACAAATTCTTACAAACTTTTCAACTTTATCAAATACATATCATTATACAGACCAAGGTATTGTTGATTTTAATTTTGAATAATTATTAATCATCATTAATAGGTTGTTTTTTTTTTAAATAATATTGTTTTTTATATTCTTTCATTTTTTCTTTATTTTTTTCTCTATATTTTTCATTATAAATTACTCGTTCTTTATTTATCTTTTCTTTATTCTTTTCGTAATATGTTTTTACTTGAATTTTAAGTTTTTCGGCATTAATGAGTTTATATTGTTTTGAAGCATTTTTAATTTTTTCGGCATTATCAATATTATATTGTTTAATTTTTTTAATATTATCAACATACCATTCATCTTTTGTTCTTCCGGCAATACATCTATTAACACATTCGTTATTTCTTATATATTCACCTTCTTTTCTTGCTAATTGTTCTTTATTATTACAAGGATAATCTTCAACTAATTCCATTTTATAATCTTCACATTCTAAAATTTTAAATGATGTTACATAATGATAATTATTATTTTTAAACATATTATAATGTTTTTTATGGTCTGTTAATCTTTGAGCGAGTGTTTGAATTGTTGAACCATAATAGACTAAATTTTTAGATGGACTAAATATTTTATAAATTTTTGATTTTTGATAATCAGGCATATTTTATAATAATATGGTTTTATGGTTTTAAATCAATTTTATTTATTAATTTCTTCGCTTTCAATGTCGTATGACTCTAGTATAGTATTAATATCAGTTCCTCTATTATAACTAATTTGCTTTAACATATTTGGGTCACTTCTAAAATGATTGACAACAATTTTAAAATACATTGTTTCCCCTAAACCTTTATATGTCATTCTTTTAACGTGATAAGCAATCGTTTCTAAATTAGAAAAGAACATTACAGGTTTGTTTTCCTTTTTTTCATAATTAACTAATATTTTCATAACTTTAATAAATGCAGGGTCTGTAATTTTAATAATTTTTTGTCCATATCCAGTAATCTCTCCATTTGGTTTAACAATTTTAGCAGTTTTATAAACATTCCTAATATAATGTACTGTTTTAGATTTAGAACTATACCACAAATAATTTTTAGATTCGTCCTTAGTATCTCGTTTATATTGAACAAAATCAAAATTTAAATCAGCATTTCTTACTTGACAATGAAGCAATAAATAATTAATAACATATTGAGTATATTTTTGGTCTTTAAGTAAACCATCAATAAAATTAACTAATTCATCATAAGACGGCAACTTATCAATAAGAGCGGTGTTTGTTTCATATATTTTATCTTTTAAAAATGATTGGTTTTTCTTCCTAAATGTTTCAAGTTCATTAATTGCTAATCCTTCATTTTTTCTAATTAAATAAGCAATATTTATTAATGATTGTTGTGAATTACGATTATCAATAGTTTCTGCTGTTTCAATAATCTTTTTTTGAGACACAGAAGCAACATCAACATCATCAAGCATTTCTCTCAACTTTTTATAATTAGAATTATAGACTCCTTGTGTAATCTTACTTTTATTGGCAAATGTTTCCCTAAACTTTTCTAATTCAGTCATATTATATTATATTATATTATATTATATTATATATTATATTTAAGTTTTTTTATTAAATAATAATATTTAATTCTTATTTCTATATTTTCTCATATAAAGTTTATGTTTCTCTCTATATTCGGCAGTTTTTCTATATTCTTTAATATTTCTTCCTGCCCTATTAATATTTGTGCAATTATTATTTAATTGCCAATAACCCTCGCGTTGTTCAAGTTCTAATCTAGATTTACATGGGAATTCTTCTATTAATATTATTTTAGCATCTTCATGTTTTAATACCTCAAATGATGCACATTTCCAACCATCATTATATAAATGATTTTTATAGTCTCGTATATGCTCACCCTTTCTTTGTGATAATCTTTGTATTGTGCTTCCATAATAAACTACTTGTGCCGATTCACTTACTAAAGCATAAATTTTACCATTAATATATTTATTCATTTTATAATTATAATATTATTATATAATAAATGCCACCAACTAAACTTAATGATCAACAAAATGTAATTTGCAAAACATTTTTGAGAGATTTTGTATTTGAGCAATATTTAAAAAGTTCAACAGAATTAGAATGTCCAATATGTATGGATATAATTAATTGTAAGCATTGTTTTTGTTTGCTTTCATGCGGTCATTACGCCCATAGTTTTTGCCTTCATAGAATTAATCGTTGTCCAATATGTAGAAATTGAAAAATTATAATATTTAAATATTATAAATGAGAGATTTGAATCACTTATCTGTAGCTGATTTAAAGAGTGTTGCTAAATATTATCGTATTGAACATAAATCTCGTATCAAACGTGTAGAATTAGAAGCACTTATATTTTTAGCAGAAGTTCAAAATGGTTTAGAAATAGTTGAAGGTTATAATGATGCTTTAGAATTAATAGAAGTTGGAGAAGAAGACGGACTACCAACATTTGATGTGTCAGGAATAGATGTAGCAGATTCTTCTCCATAGCGGATTGAACTACTTGGGTCATAAAAGGGATATAATGCATAAGGATTATTTAACATTCTTTCTTTCCATGCTTTAACATCTTCAGTAATAATAGTTTCTTTTGCTAACATTCTTTTCATCTTAATTAAATCCCTATTTTTTTTATAGTATAATCTATGATATTCCCGTTGGTCTGTTTCTTCATAAGGTATCAATCCTTCCCTAGTTTTGCGTGGCATATTTATATATATACAAAAATAATATTTTATATATATAAATGCCGAATTCTTTAGATAAAGCAAAATTAAAAAAGTTAATGAAAGGATTTAAAAAACGAGAGATTAAAGAAGAAGAAATTATTAAACCTAAACCCTTCACACCAGCACCTACAAAAGGTGAAAGTCCAACAGTTGCTGAAAAACCAATAAATAAAAAAATAAAAATAAAGAAATAAAAATGTTATACTTCAATAAAATTGATTTCTTTTTTATTTTATTTTTAGAGAGATTATCCAAATAATAAAATAATAATGATTTATGCTAATATCCCTATAACTTGTCGTTTCATTCCTATTGATATTAACGATGAAGTATTTCAAATAGTATTTATGACTAATTTTATTGGGTATTTAAACCGAGCATCACTTGTATATATGAATTGGGTTAATAATCCTGAAACTTTAAATGAAGGAGATATATTATGGGCAGCAGATTGGGCAAAAAAACTATATGAAAATATGGAAGAAGTTGATGACGACATGACTGAATATATAGATAAATGTTTAGACAATGATTATCATAGATATATTATGACTAAAGTTGATTTTACACATACTGGATTTGATTTTGGCGATGTAAGTCCTCTTAATATAAATGATGGAATAACATTGTATAATCAAATTTTAAAAAAGTTATAAGAGTAATTTCAAAATATAAAAATAATTATGTTTTTTTTAAGATAATTATTTTAAGATTAGAGAGATTGGATAAAAATAAATAAATGTCCTTAAAATCTCTCAAATATAAAAAAAAATATTATAAAAAAATAGTAAAATAATAAAGTTATAAAAATAAGTA